ATTAGATAAAATAAAAGAATTTGCCCAAAACACATCAGAACAAGATGCAGATAGATTAGCAAAATTAGGTAAGGGTGTATTTGGATTAGGAAAAGGACTTGAGGCTTTCAGTAATGCTGATCCAAAAAGAATATCTGGAAATATTCTTGCACTTACCGAATTAAAAGGTATGCCTGAAGCTCAAGTAGGTGGAACTGTGGAACAAACTGGTATGGCAGTGATCCACAAAGGGGAGTTAATTATTCCACAAACTGAATTATTAAGACAGGCAACAGAATTATTAGGTGGGTCACAAAATATGGCAACGAGAGGTGGTTCACCAGTTGTAATCAATAATATAGATAATAGTCAAAGTAACCCAACAATCTCAAATCAAGCTACAACTGTGAAAGTACCTGACGCGGTACGATCTGGTGAATCCACCTTTGGATTGGCAGCGGCTGCAATGATGAATTAGGCAGTCTCTGCCAACTTTTGGAAATAGTCTAAAGACTCATCATCTTCATCCTGTTCCGCTGGTTTTGGTGGTGATGTATATGCTTCACCCCCATCAAATGGAACCTCTTGTTGTTTAGGTTTTGACATCTCACCCAAACCAAGTACACGATCCAACTTCTCTTTCAGTTCGTCATAAGACTTGAACTTGTCGGCACTCACCAACTCTTTTAGAGAAAACTGACTGTTCCAGATTTCTTCCATCCGTTCATCATCTTCAAGAAGAGCAGATGGTGTATCAAACTCTGACTTATCATAGTTTGAATAACCTTCAACTTTACGAATCTTCATCTTGAAGTTTGCACCTTCCCAGAGATCAAATGGATTTACTGGTGATTCATCCTCAAACTCAGGATTCATAAGGTCATTAATCTTATCAAAGATTTTCTTACCATAACGGAAGAGTTTCACCTGTCCCTCATTTTGAGGATTGGCAGGATCTTTGATGATGTAGATGTTTGAGGTATAATTCAACCTACGTTTCTGTTTACGGGCAACCTCTTTGTTTGCCTCAATACCAGAGTTCCAGAGTTGTGAGTTGTGTTCACTCACAGGATCTTTCTGCCCGATAGTGGTCAGAGAATTTTCAATATACCAGCCACCTGGCCCCTGAAACCCATGATTCCAGATACGGGCCCATGGCAGATCTTCTCCATCTGGAGCTGGAAGAAAACGAATGATGGCATAACCATTACCTGACTTGTCCAACTCTGGACGCCAGTAACGATCATCTGCATCACCGAAGTTTGAATTTGGGTTTGAGATTTTTTCAGTCTCTTTGATAAGAGATGAAAGGTTGGTCTTACTACGTTTTTTCATTTCTGCAAACGACATATAACTCCTTTTTATGTGCAATGTATTAACAACGTATAAAAGTATTATAACATATATTCAAGAGCTGTCAAGTATCTCAAAGAGGTAACTTGGCAGTCTTAGGGAGATAGTTGAGTTTCTCAGCTTCCTCCCTTATCTGGGCCTTCAGTTTCGTATTAATCAACTGGGCCGCAGTCTCTGGTTCCATGTTGTTGAGGTCACAATAGTGCATGACCGCATCCATGTAACTTAATTTTGTTTCTTCTACAAGTTTGACTATCTTTGTATAGAATTCTGCTGATGTTTGAGTTTGTAAAGCCATCACTTACTCCATATTATTTTTAGATTTATAATCACTAATTGCTGCCTTGATTGCATCTTCTGCCAATACAGAACAATGAATCTTGACAGGTGGTAAAGAAAGTTCATCAACAATCTGGGTATTGTCTAACTCAAGAGCCTCGTTGATTGATTTACCACGAACCCATTCGGTGGCAAGAGAACTGGCAGCAATTGCACTACCACACCCAAAGGTCTTGAACTTTGCATCTGAAATCATTCCAGTTTCATCATCAACCTTTATTTGTAATTTCATCACATCACCACATTCAGGCGCTCCCACAAGACCAGTGCCAACGCTATCATCGCTGGTATCAAGACTACCCACATTCCTTGGTTTTTCATAGTGGTCTATAACCTTGTCTGAATATGCCATTAAAAGTCACCTCTCGTAACAGCGGTTATTCTGTCTATTTGTTTGTTTAATATATCAGTTCTATTTGGCCACTTAATCCATTCTCTCTTGTCTCCATCTTTTGCCAGATTTTTGAGAAGTGGTAAAATTAATTCTTCTACCTCATTCATTCTCTGACCCCACTTGTCTTTCAGTTCTTCTTTACGAACTTCAAGGTCATCTTGCATAACTCGCATACTATCTGTAAGACTTGAGATTTTGGATTCAATTTTGTCTAACTCAGGCTGTAAACTGGCTGTGGCCGTACTTGCAACTTCTTTTGCAGTATCAACCTGTGTGGTTTGTTGGGCTCGGTATTCGTCTTCACTGACTGTACTAAACCCAAAGTCGTTAAAATCAGACATCTTCTTTTTCCTTATCGTTACCATTTTCATGTAACAGTTGAGATTCTTTATCCTCAGAATCTTCTTTATCTTTGAACCAATAATCAGTAGACTTGGCTAGAACTGCAACGTATGCACCAACAAGGATGTTGACCAAATCTCTATGCCCATCTTTTAAGTCACCAAGGAAAAGAAGATAGATGAGTATTAAGAATGTAAATGCAACTATGAGGGAAAGAATAAATCTTGCCCACCAGTTGAGTTTTTTCCTATGTTCTATCCTCTCATATTTTAGAGCACCAACTGGATCTTTTTCCCAGAGGGCTTCTTCTGCATGGTCAATCAACTCTGTAGGAGTATTGACCTTATCATCTGCAGCTCGTTCTTCTTTTATTTCACTTTCTTTCTTTTCTGTTTTGAGTCTTTTTGGGATACGAATAGCCATCAGTCAGACTCCACGGCCTTCAGTAGGGCTGATGCAACACCGACTTTACTTTGGTCTTTCTCTGTATCAACAAATTTCTTGAGAAGTCCCTTTAACGTAATAGTGTCATCAACTGTCCAACCCTCTGCTTTGCCTACTACGGTGCCCCATAATCCAAGAACTTCATCACAATCTCTTTTGTAAGTATATGGGTCTTTACCTTTTTTCTTATCGTATTCGTCTGTATTCCAAACGAAAAAACATTCTCTGTAATTTTTAGCACTGAACACCTTTCCAAATGCTGAAGGAACTTGTAATCCACTCTTTCCTATAATCTTTGGTCTATCGTTGAAGTAAACCAAAGTCAGCATTTCTAAAACACCATGTTCTTTTGCTTTCTCACGTTCTAATTTTTCAAGTGAAACAAACTTGTATCTGTTTGCACGTTTTGTTTGAGGAACGATGTTGGCCATACTATATGTAGCCTTCAAAGTTTTCTTGGACCAATCATGAGATGCATCTGATGCACCTAAATGTCCTCTATCATAACCAGTATTGTTGTAATCATCATTTGCTGTTGCCACACTTTTGTCAAGTCTTTTGTCTGTGAAAAAAGGTGGTCTTGGATCTATATTCAGAAGGTCAACTGTCTCTTTTGTGACTTCTGTATAGACTGCAATCGGAGACTTTCTTTCAAAGTCATAACAAATTGTAAAGGTATCAGTAAGTATCTGATCACAAGCCTTTTTAGTGAAATGTTTTTTAATATCTGCTGTTTTTGATAAACTCACATCACCATGAGTCTGTCCATAAGCAATAGTTCCAACCAATAAAAATAAAGTGATAATAATTTTTCTCATATCACCAGCTCCTATGTTATATAATTAAACCTCCACTCATCATCTTCCCATGAAACTCTACATAAACCTGCACTGTAAGGTAGTCTGAAATCTTTATACTTTACTCCATTCTCCTTTTCATGCAATTCTCTGATAAGATAATAAGGAGGCATATTTTCGCGGACTACATCTCTCTCAAATCTTTTTCTAATTTCATTCATTTGAGATGATCCTGTTGGATCATTTTGTAAACCACCTGACATATATCCTTTCTTTGTGGGAGTCTTCTGTTCCCAAGCGACTCCCAAACTCGGCTATCAGTTACGCAGCGAGTGCGTAATATTCTGATGCAGAAATATAATCGTTGTTATTTGCGATTATGTTTAGTTGATGTTGGTCATCACCCTATTTGTTCTCACTACTACTCTCACTACCAATCAAATCCATAACGCCCCCATCATAATAACACTGCTTCTATAACCCAGAGAAATCCTGCAGTTCCTATCAATATAACAACTGTAAAAAATATTAGGTCACCATCCATAAAATGCTCCAATGCTGTTATGGTGGAGGCGGCCGGAGTTGAACCGGCGTCTTGCTAGTTACCCTTATAGGTCAACGAACAAATACTAGGAATATTTAGTAATCACTTGTTTCAAAGGTTCTATCCATCTGTCCTTTGTTTCTTTGAACAACAAAGGTTTATCATTTTCAACTGCCATGATTATTACAATATCGTTTATGGAGATTCCAGTAAGTTCTTCATAAGCATGTGCATAGAAAGCACCTTGCATGAAATACCCGTGGCACATCTCCCATGTCTTTTTCTTTCTGGAAGTCTTGTAGTCTATGACCGATAGTTTCTCATCAAACTCACCTATCAAGTCCGTTCTTCCAGCAACACCCAGATCATCAGAATATAATGCACCCTCAACCACATGAATGTTATCTATTCTGTCTAAAAGTGGCACAATAGAATTAAACATATCTATTGCATCTGGTAAAACACCTTCTAATATTCTCTCTTGGTTCTGGATATACGACTCACAGAGATTATGTACGCGGGTTCCTCTACTGCTCGCCTGTCTACTAATCTTGTTGGCCTCTGCCTCGCCAACCCTTCTTCGCCATTCAATAATTGATTGTTTTGAAAGGTTACCGAGTAACGAGGTAATACTAACGTACTTATTGCCTTTAGGAGTGACATAAAATCTCTTCCCTTCAATGTTTTCAGTTTTTAAATCTTTAAGGTCATTACCCACATGATTAAAAGTTTTCATAATCAGTCTGGTATATTCATTGTCGCCAGAGGTTGACTCTTTTTGACATCTTTCAGTTTATCTTTCATCCAGCTAGGAGTCTTCTTTAGGTGACCTGGCGATGAGATATTATCATAGGCAAAATATGGAACTCCTATAACTTGCCTTACATCACCATCATTACACTCCATACACCTACCCTCTGGAACTTTTCTCTGCGATATGAGTAGGGTTTGTTCAAAGGTGTGCCCACAATTATCACACCTATAATCATACGTTGGCATTTTTTACTCCTTCATGAAACCAATCGGGTTGACTGGCATGTTTCCATACAGCAAATCTACTCTTCTCATTTATGTAGTAGTTTCTGTAAGCCTTAATCACATCTTTTTCAGTTTTACAATAATCTGGCATACATTGTGGTTGTGGTGTTCGTACACCATCTGGAATATTTTTGGGAGTGAAATTGAGATACTTATTCAACTTTGTCCAAGACAAATGCACTCTATCATATCTTAAAGTATATTCCATAGAAAGGTTTTTCCATAGACGAAATAGCCACAAATAATTACTCCTATTTGTACGAGTCCATATCGTACAAGGATGATTCTTGTGAGCCACTTTATACAGAGATTCAGATATTACCTCATCACCATCAAGAACACGATGGGCTGTAGATAACATCTGAGCATATTCTATCATCATTTTACACACATGCTTATCGCAGTGTGCTACTGCAGATTCTCTGGGAGAATCATCCAATACAAATATATTCACTTTGATCCTACATTCTTTAATACTTTCACACGATTAAGATAAGTTTCAGGTTCATCTTTATATACACGATGATCTGCAACAGTTGCCTTTACCAAAATACAATC